CAAATCCTCAAAATAATGCAGGAGCACTTTCACCAACAAGCCTGCGCGGTAATGTTGCAGGTCTTGATCTTCGTGTATCTCGTTACATGAAGGGTTCTGGCGGAGTCGGAACAGCAGATTACTCAATGGCTGTTATCAACCCAGATGCTTACACATGGTACGAGGGTGCTCGTCAGCAACTTCGCACAAACATTAACTCTGACGGAACTGTAGACATTCTACTGTTCGGTCAGGGCGCACTTGCTACAAAGCTTGCAGCAGGAGCAAACTGGTTTAACCTAACCTGATAGAAACACCCTAAGTCGCTGGGAGCGGGGCGCAGCCCTTGCTCCGCTCCCAGTCTTTAGAAAGGATTGCAGATGGCATTGACAACAGTTTCAGAACTCCGCACAACTCTCGGAGTCGGCACGTTGTACACAGATGCCGTTTTGCAGGAAGTGTGTGACGCAGCAGATGCAGTCCTACTTCCAATGCTATGGGCTCCTAAATGGTTTGCTGTAGCTCACAGCAACGTTCCAGCCACAGGCACTTTATATTTTAATGAATCTGTTTATGACACTTTTTATGTAGGTCAAAGCGTAACTATTGCTAACTCTGGTGCGTCATATAATGGCACTAAAACAATTACAGCGGTAGGCGATTATTCAATAAGTGTGACAACTAATCACACAGGCACTCAGGCTTATCATCCTATTTTTCCTTATGGCACAGTTTCCACAACAACTTACACAGACTGGACAACAGATACAGCAATCCAGAATGCGGCATTGATGATAAGTATTGAAATTTGGCAAGCACGCACTACAACCCTTAATGGTGCCAATACAGTAGATTTTCAGCCTTCACCATACAGAATGTCCGCGCAACTCTTGGCGAAAGTGCGCGGGCTCATTGCTCACGCCCTTGATCCGCGTTCGATGGTCGGATAATGCCAGTTGCTCTCACTACTCTTAGAACCACGATTGCGACTGCTTTAGTCGATAATACAAAGTGGCAGGTTTTTGCGTTCCCGCCAGCCACAGTTCTTGCAAACTCTGTAATTGTTTCACCCGATGATCCCTATCTAGAACCGAATAATAACCAGCACAATACGATTGCACCAACGGCGCGCTTTCGGATTCTAATCTGTGTGCCTTTATTCGACAACGAAGGAAACCTCAATGGAATTGAAGATGCCTTAGTTGGCGTGTTCAACAAACTCGCAGCATCTACATTGACTTATAATGTGGGAGCAGTTAGCCAGCCAAGCGTTCTTAATGCCCAATCTGGTGACCTGCTTACTTGCGAGATGTCACTATCCGTTCTAACTACCTGGAGCTAAAATGTCCGAATGGGAAAAAGAAAACGAAGCCTTCCTGAAGAAAATCGGGCAGGTTACTTCAGCACCAAAGCCAGCATCTACTAAGAAAGACGAGGAATAATCCTAATGGCTGTATTTCTGAACAACAATGTAGGCGTTAAGATTAACTCTGTTGATCTTTCTGACCATGTAACAGCAGTAACAATCAATCGTTCATTTGATGAACTCGAAGTAACAGCAATGGGCGATTCTTCTCACAAGTTCGTAAAAGGCTTGGAAGCATCAACAGTTACAATCGACTTCCTCAATGACACAGCATCAGCGAATGTTCTTGCAACACTTCAAGCTGCATGGGGAACAACTGTTACTTGCGTATTCCTACAGACAAAGGGAACAGCAGTTTCTGCTACAAACCCTCTTTACACAGTTTCATTGCTAGTCAATAACACAACAGACATCAATGGTGCTGTTGGCGATATTGGTACACAATCAATCACATTTACCGCTAACTCAACAGTTGCAGTAGCCACATCAGGTACTTTCTAAAAAACTAAACAAAGGGGCAAAGAATGGCAAAACTAAAAGTAACGAGAGTAGACGGAACAGTTGGAGAATATGCAATTACTCCAATTATTCAATACGCTTTTGAGATTCATGCGAAAAAGGGTTTTCACAAAGCTTTCATTGAAGATCAACGGCAGTCGGACGTATTTTTCCTTGCTTGGGAAGCCATTCGTCGTTCGGGTGAAACTGTAAAGCCTTTTGGAGATCAGTTCATTGAAACTTTGGCATCTGTCGAAGTTCTTGATGACGACCCTTTGGCTTAGGGCGCGACTCGATCACCTATCTGATTGCTAAATTAAGTGTCAGACTCGGGATCGCGCCACAACAATTATTAGAGCTAGATGAAGTAATGCTAAAGAACCTAATCAAGGTTCTACAGGATGAAGCAAAGGAGATGAGAGATGCCAACAGAAGTCAAAGGCGGCATCGCTCTTCGTAAAGCCTTAAAGAAGTTCACACCTGATTTAGCCAAAGAAACACAGAAAGAAATTGCAGGATTACTTAAGCCAGTTACCTCAAAGGCTAGGGGTTACATACCAGCAACATCACCTTTAAGTGGATGGGCAAAGCCAGCAACAACAGGGCGTTTTCCACGTTATTCAGGTGGCGATGCCAAACGCGGTATTGGATATAAAACAACTCCATCAAAGGCTAATCGTCAAGGCTTTCGCGCATTGGCTAGAATCGTCAATGCTTCTGCCGCTGGTGCTATTTATGAAACAGCAGGTCGAGTCAATCCTCAAGGGCGTGTACAGGCAAAGCGCAAGGAAGTAAGTATTCCTGGCATGAACTCTGTTTACACAACTAGCACAGGCAAAAACTTTGGCAAGAGCAATAACCCTAATGCTGGTCAGCAATTTGTGGATGCTATTGAAGCTACTGGCACAATAAAGAATGCTTACAAACGCGAAACAGGTCAAGCAGGTCGAGCATCACGCAAGATGAAAGGTCGAGCAATCTTTCGTGCTTGGGCAGAAGATCAAGGCAAGACAAACGCAGCAGTAATTAAAGCAATCGAAACTTCCAGAGATAAGTTCAATAAAGCGGTGGGGTACAACTAATGGCATCAGCAGATGTAAGAATTGATATAGCCGCCGAGTTCACTGGCAAGAAGGCGTTTAAGCAAGCAGAAACGACAACTCAGAAGCTTGAGAAGTCAGTATCTAAATTGGGCAAGCAACTACTCGGAGTCTTTGCTGCTGGTAAATTACTTTCATTTAGCAAGCAAGCAGTTAAGGCATTTGCAGCAGATGAAAAGGCTGCACGATCTCTTTCTCTAGCATTAGCCAATACAGGCAACGCTTTTGCAGCCATCGAGGTTGAGAAGTTTATCGGTGATTTACAACGCGCTACAGGTGTCCTAGATGACAACCTACGACCAGCCTTTAGAACCCTTCTAACAGCCACAGGCGATGTTAAAAAGTCACAGGATGGCTTAGCTCTAGCCCTCGACATCGCAGCAGGTACAGGCAGAGATTTAGGCGCTGTGTCTTTGGCACTTGCAAAGGCTTATGGTGGTCAGACCACAGCTCTTAGCCGTTTAGGTGCAGGTTTATCTAAAGCCACTTTAGCCTCTGGCGATTTAGATTTAATTACTACAGAATTGACAAACAAGTTCAAAGGTCAAGCACTCACTGCTGCTGAAGGTTATGCAGGATCGATGGCTCGCCTAGCAGTTGCATCTGAGAATGCTAAAGAGATTATTGGCAAAGACCTACTTGATGCTATGCAACTTATTGCTGGCGAAGAAGGTATCGGCGGAGCAACTACTGCAATGGAAGGTTTTGCCACTCAGATTGGTAATGTCATTTATGGCATCGGAGTTCTGACTTCTAAACTTAACTCGCTGCCAGTCCTTAAAGATTTATTTGGCGCTATTGGCGATGTTGCTCAATACAACATAATCGGATTGCTAGGTAAGTTAGGCTCATCTACTAAAGCCAGAAGCGCAGGTACTCCAGCCCAATCCCCAGCAGAGCGCATGGCTATTGATAAAGCCGCTAGGGATGCAATCAAACTTCAAAAGAAACAAAACGATTTAAAGAAGATTGACAATGACAATACGACTCGCAAACTAACCCTTACAGGCGATGAACTAGCTCTGAAAGAATTGGAAAAGAAGTTTGACGTAGAGCGCATTGGATTATTTGCAGCTTTGAATCAGGCAACAGATAGCGAAACACAAATGCGATTGAAGTCGCTTATTGCTATCCATGACCAGAATGCAGCCCTTGCAGGTCAAATCATGAAAACCAATTCAGCAGCTGATGCTATGGAAAACTTTGGAAAAGCCATGTTTGGCGCATTAGATGTGATGCTTAATTTCGGCAAGTTTGCTCTAGGAGAGCGCGATACATTAAGAGCAATGGGAATAGGTGTTACACCAACCTCACAAGGTTTTCAAGCCTTTACGCCTCCTACAGGCGGTTATGAGGGCTTCGGTAGTGGCATGAGTAATCTAGGCCAGAACAACTATGGCGGTCTAGCAGGTGCAGGACAAGCTGGCGGTGGCGGTGCGCCTGTGGTCAATATCAATGTGGCAGGTTCAGTCACTACAGATCGTGACTTGGTTTCTATGGTGACTAACGCCATTTACAACAATCAGGCCTCTGGCATCCCAATTAACTATTCGACAAGTTATGCATAATGGCATTACCAGCAACCCTTTCAGTAAAGATAAACCTATCGGGTGGAGCATCATTCGGTAATCCGTTTATCTTGGGTACTTCACAGCTAGGCTTTGCTGAGCTTGCTTCTGCTATTCCAGTTATCGTTGATGTTTCTGCTCAGACTACTAATATCTCGACACGTCGAGGGCGAAACCTTCTGCAAGATAAATACGAGTCAGGACAGGCAACTATCAGAGTTGTTGATCCAGATGGTGACTTCAACCCACAGAACACATCTAGCCCCTATTACGGGCTATTACAGCCACTTAGGAAGATACAGGCATCTGCTATCTATGGCGGAGTTACTTATGGCTTATTTGGCGGTTACATCACCGAATATCGCTATACCTATCCGACTGGACAGGAATTGGGATACATTACCTTCGTTTGCTACGATGCATTCCGCTTGATGTATAACTCCAATGTCACAACCGTTACAGGTGGCACAGCAGGACAGACAACTGCTCAGCGCGTTCAATCTATCCTTACCATGATTGCATGGCCGCCAGCATTCACCAGCATTGGCACAGGCGCTACAACTTGCGTGGCAGACCCTGGCACAACTCGCACAGTCCTAGAGGCAATCCAGACTGCTGAGTTCACAGAACAGGGCGCGTTCTATATCGATGAGAATGGCGTAGCAACCTTTAAGGGTCGCCAATTTGTTTATGATGCTCAAGCTGCAAGTCCAACAGTATTTAATCAAACTGGCACAGGCATTAACTATGCAGGAATTACCTTTGCGCTTGATGACAAGACAATCGTAAACAAGGCAACTGTGACCCGAATTGGTGGCACAGCACAAACCTACTCAGATGCGACATCTATCGCTGCTTACTTCACACGATCCATTACAGCTACAGATATGCTCATGCAGACAGATGCTAACGCCCTAGCTTTAGCAACTGCTTATGTCGATTCGCGTAAAGAAACCTCTATCCGTATTGAAACAATCACTTTAGACTTGATGACTCCAAGCTACACAGCAGGAGTTACAGCAGCTCTTAGCCTTGACTTTTTTAACACAGTAGATATCACCAATGAGCAACCTGGTGGATCAACTATTCAGAAGAAGCTGCAAGTGCAGGGAATTGCTCACAACATCACCCCTAACACATGGACTACTACTATTGCCACACAGGAGCCTTTACTCGATGTTATGTACTAGAATTGACCCTATGAAAGAGGTGTGCTAATGGCTGTCGGACTTCCGCTTAAAACGACCTATGCAAATGGAGATGTTTATTCCGCATCGGATGTTAATGATACAAATGGCACAATTAACGCTAATGCCTCGCCTTACGCTGCTGGCAAGAATAAGTTTTTAAACTCTGATTTTGGAATAAATCAAAGAAACTTTACAAGCACAACAACAAATAATACTTATGGGTTCGATAGATGGCTCTTTGAAACTTACCAAGCCACAGGTTCAACTACTTATTCAACACAAACCTTCACACCAGGAACAGCTCCAGTATCTGGCTATGAGGGTAAGAACTTTGCGAGAATAGTTACAACAGGACAAACAGGCATAGATGCTTATTCAATTTTGCAGCAGCGAATTGAGGATGTACGAACCTATGCAGGTCAGACTGTAACTATCTCTTTTTGGGCTAAAGCGGCGAGTGGTACTCCATCTATCTCAACTGTGGCAAATCAGGCTTTTGGTACAGGTGGCAGCCCATCTGCTACTACTCAGGTGGCTGTTGCTAAGACTGCTATTACTACATCGTGGGCGCGTTACTCTTTCCAATATGCAGTACCTTCAATTTCAGGCAAAACTATTGGAACAACTGCTAACACATCTTATTTAGGTATTTACTTTTGGTTCTCTGCTGGTACTGCCTACAACGCACCAACAGGTTCTTTAGGTATTCAAACTAATACTTTTGATATATGGGGTATGCAGATTGAAAACGGCTCTACTGCAACTCCTTTCCAAACAGCAACAGGTACAATCCAAGGAGAATTAGCCGCTTGTCAGAGATACTATTTCCAAACAGATGCAATAACTGGTAACGATGCTGGTTTGGCTTGGTTCTTGGGATATGACACGGGACAAGCGTTCGGAATTGCTCCCATAACAGTTTCAATGAGGGTTGCTCCAACAATTACAATATACAATAATGCTGGAACTGCTGGTGGAGCAAATGTCCTCGGTAGCGCAGATGTCACAGGAGTAGCCGTAAGTCGCATTTACAAAAATGGATTTAATCGCATATCCAAAACAAGCGGATGGGCGGCCAATAATCAAATTGTTTGTTGGTTTAAGGCAGAGGCGGAATTATGAAACACACATACATAGAAATTATTGACAATAATGAAACTGTGGGCATTTTGCGTTCTGATGGTGCATCTATTCCATTAGATCCTGGCAACTCTGACTATCAGGCATATCTAGCGGAACAATCCACACCGATGGTGACTGATGAAGCCAATCCTCTGTAAGGCTGGACAGCAACTTCGTGAGCAGATTGATGATTCCTTTCCTGACCGCGACCGCAAAAGTGATGGTTGGATAGGCGATGCCAAGCACTCCAATCGTAAGAGTGACCACAATCCCGATCCGTCTAACGGAATCGTCAGGGCTATTGATGTGGATAAGGACTTCGACTCACGCCCCAGCACAGGTGCTTATCTTGCCGACCAAATACGCCTATGCGCCAAGAAGGACAAGCGAATTGCTTACATCATCTATGCCGGAAAAATTTCCTCAGCTAAATCGCTTTGGCGTTGGAGAACTTATTCTGGCATTAACCGCCACGATGCTCATATCCATATCAGCTTTACTAAAAAGGGTGACAAAGATTCTTCCTTCTTCCAAATCCCAATGCTAGGAGCAAACACATGAACATGAAAAACCCTCTCATCCTTACAGCTGGTGCTTTTCTATCAGCTTGGGCTGCAAGCAACTTCGATGTAGATTACCGCGCAATTCTCTGGGCTGTGCTTGCAGGTGTATTCGGATATGCGACCCCTAAAAAATGACACAACAAGACTTCTTCACACTCTACATTGCAACGATATCTATCATCGGTGGTCTGGCAGGTTATGTCATCACACATCTATTGGGAGAAATTAAACGACTCAATTCGCGTGTCGATGAAATCTATAACATCCTTCTAGAGCGATAATTTTTGTCATGGCTAGAAAAGCAACGAAGGCTTTACAGGATCAAGACTATTCCAAACTTGATGCTTACAGCATCGGACTCAATGAGTTCTATAAATCATTGCGTCGTGCTGGGTTCTCTGTTGATTTGGCATTAGCCATCATAGTTGAGCGGAGCAGTTACCCGGACTGGATACTGCCTAATCCAATTAACCCAAATATCCCAGAGCCAGACTGGTATGACGATGAGGATGAATGAAAAGAACGTTAGTTTGGCCGGACTTGCAGTGCCCATACGAGGATGCACATCTTGTACGAAATTTTGAACTATTTGCAAAAGCGTTTAAGCACGATTCTGTCGTTACTATTGGAGATGAAATCGATCTCCCACAAATCAGTCGATGGACTGAGAACACACCAGGCTGGTACGAACAGACACTAGCTGATGACCGCGACCATACAGTCGATGTGTTGTGGCGTTTAACTCAATACGCTAAGGAAGCACATTCGGTGCGTAGCAATCATACTGATCGTCTGTACAACGTCATTATGAAAAAGATTCCAGCGTTTTTATCTTTGCCCGAATTACGCTTTGAAAAGTTCTTGCAGCTCGATGAGCTAGGCATTCAATTCCATAAAGAGGCCTATCCCATCGCTCGTGGCTGGATAGCCGTTCATGGTGATTTAGGTGGGCTTAATCCGAATCCAGGAATGAGCGCATTGAACCAAGCCAAGAAGGCAGGGGTTTCAACCATTATGGGGCACACGCATCGTGCTGGCAGGAGTGCCGTTTCTGAGGCCTACAATGGCTCTGTGAGGCGTGTACTGCATGGAGTTGAGGTAGGACATGCAATGAACGTAAAGGCCGCCAAATACGTTTCTATGCCCAATTGGCAGCAAGCCTTCGCTATTGTCACCGAGATAGGCAAGAATGTCCAAGTGGACTTAATCTACGTTGAGAAGGATGGTACTTTTGTTGTGTCAGGTAAGAGATATGGGCGCGCTCGTTAACGACGTGCGAACCGACATAGATGATCAGATGGATGCGTCAGAATTATTGCCGTTTCGTCATTGAAATGTACTTGACGTACCCCAATTAAATGCGACACTAATCCTGTACCCAATCAAGGGCATTGGGGCAGTTAGGGCAAAACAATGAACTCATTAACAATCCTTACAGTAATTGGAATAGCAGTAGCGCTGTACTTTGCTTTTAGATGGGGTCAGGAAACTGGCTACGATGAAGGCCTAGTTGATGGTCGCAAAGCTGTACGCAAGTATTACGAGCAGGTGGGTAAGTGAAAGCCACAGAAGCGCTCATTCATGCAATCGACATCATGCAAGATCGTGGCAAGGTCTATGGTCATCCGCGAATCAATCAAGGTCGGATATCTCAAAGGCTATCCAATCTATTTGATTTCCCAGTCACAGACGCTCAAGCTGCACTTGCAATGGTCGAAGTTAAACTCGCCAGAATCACAGAAACGCCAGGACACACAGATTCTTACATCGATGCAATAGCGTATTTAGCAATAGCACTACAACTCCAAACAGAGGATGACGAACTATATGTTTGATTTAACTAATTACGAGGATGTCAATTCACGCATCCGTAGATTTCAGGTTGCTTACCCAGTTGGAAGGATTGTCACAGATGTCATTCAATTCAATGCTGAGAAAGGTCATGTACTCATATCGGCTCAGATTTACCGCGAGCATGAAGATACACTTCCTGCTGCTGTCGATTACGCTTTTGGAGATGCAAGTACGTTTAATGCTTCGATGCGTAAGTTTTACGTTGAGGATACTGTCACGTCAGCGATTGGCAGAGCACTCTCACTTGTCTTGGAAACAACACACAAACCAACAGTCCAAGACATGGCAAGAGCGAAACTCGCAGAACCTAAACCCGAGAAATATATCCCTGTCGTGAAGGAAGATGATCCCTGGACAATCAAAACAGTTGCTATGCCAGTAACAGCAGAACAAGCTGTGGCAACAGTCAAGGATATTATAGGTGGCACGACTGACAAAGATATTCCTAACTGCTTATGTGGCAAGCAACGCATCCTGCGCACCGGTACTGCCAAGACAGGCAAGCAATGGGCTGCATGGGATTGTCCGTTTAAGGCTAGCAACTACCAAGTAGGGCAACAGAAGGCTTGTGAACCTGATCGTGTATGGTTAGAGCTAAACAGTTTGGGTCAATGGCAACCACAGAAGGTACGCGCATGATGACCAAGCATGTTTACAGCTTCTTTGGCTATTCCGGTGTGGGTAATTGCAATGATTGCGATGAGGACACAATGCTTAATGATTATAAGCTTGACGATGGTTTATTCGTTGCACTATGTGAGAAATGCGAAGATAGGTTGGGATTGTAAATGGGCGAAATGGTAATCTTTGACAATGGCACAGCAACCATCATGGGCGGAGAGTTCGAAGAACCGCAGGATATTGTTATCTATTGCGATCTTTGCAATGAGCCTGTGGCTATTACTCCAGAGTTCAATGACAAAGTGTTTCTCACCTGTATGAGATGTCATGCCGTTAGCCACATAGCATTAAAGACATCCAAAGAACCAGATGAGCCAACAGAGCCGTAAGCATCGAGGGTACGCGACTGAAAGGCTGGTGGCATCGTTCTTGCAGCAATGGTGGCCACACGCTAGCGTAGGTCGAGGTCAAGGGAAGGATGTTCTTGGTGTTCCGTTCGACATCGAGATCAAAGCTCGTAACTCCCTAGACATAAGTGGAACGCTCCGCCAGATTAAAGCACGTACTTCCAAATCGGGGGAATTGGGATTTGCGTGTTTCAGACTTAATGGAATGGGAACTGCATCAGTCGAGCAATTCGTCTGTATGTTGCCGTTAGGTGATCTGGTGGAGCTTCTACGAAAGGCTGGCTACGAAAAGATTCCAGATAAGTTCGACTGGGAAGCTGCAAGCATTAGATGTGATTCATGTGGTAATTGGAAGATTAAACAATGGGAGTGCAAAGCCTGTGGGAAAGAAGCGTCTAATGCCAATGTATGAATATCGTTGTCCATTATGTAATACACAGATGGAGCTTGAATTATCTATGGATCATGATTTAGTTCGATGCACAGATTGCGGCGCACAAGCTAATCGCATCTATTCAGTGCCTGGCTTAGTGTTTAAAGGAAAGGGCTTTTATACAAATGACAAGAATCAATGATGAGGATTGCCCATGTTTCTACTTTGCTACATGTCCAGATGAAGGAGCGCACTTAGACAATTAAGAAACGCCGTCCTGACCTGCACTTATAGAAATGGATTTGACATGACCAGTACACTCAGAGGGCTAGAGCACACCAGGTGCTCAGAGCGAACCGCTCAGCGGTTAGTTCGCTCGGTAGCAATCGTGTTGGGGATAGCTCTATGCTTCTCCATAGGTTCAGCAGCAAGTGCGACAAACGATCCAACAACACGCATAACATCTAAGCAATATGCTAAAGGACAATTAACTACAAAGAACTACAAATGTTTAGCAGTTCTATATGGCAAAGAATCAGCATGGAATTGGAAAGCAGTAGGTAACTTAGAAGGTACTCAAAGAGTCTATGGGATACCTCAAGGTAAGAGTGAATGGTTACGTACAGCTAATCCATTACAACAGATTGATTGGGGCTTACGCTATATCGGACATAGGTATGGCTATGTGCGTACAATAGAGGGTATGCAACCCAATACATGTAAAGCTTTAGATCATTGGAAGCGTAAAGGATGGCATTGACAAGATATAACAAACGAGTCAATGACCCCAGAGATAGCAGAGCATGGCGTGCGTTGCGTAAGACTATCCTTGCAAGGGATCAATACATCTGTGCCTACTGCGGACAAGATGCAGATACTGTGGACCATGTGCATAGCATCAAGAACAACCCAGACATGGCCATGAATCCCGAGAACTTAGTGAGTGCGTGCAGACGCTGCAATAGCATGAAGGGTTCACGCTCAGAAGGCGTTTTTTTAGCACGCAAGTTCAC